TCTTTCTTCTTGCTGAGATGAATGATGGTACTGGCAGCATACTTAAGACCAGAACCACCACCCATCTCTTTAGTAGGAACATAAGCACCGATGACATCATAAGTGTGATTGGTAACGATCATTGGTATATTAGCCTGCCCCAACTTGAGTGTCAACATCCTGAACGCACCTTTGATCAGTTGTGATTTTGTCATATCACGAACTTGCTTGTCGTTGAGTGCGTCAGTAATCTCCTTCTCTGTGGATAGCATTCCTAAAGAGTCTAACACAAACATACAGGGTTTGCGTTCATCTGCTGCTTTTTTCATATAAAGATCCACTGCCTTGAGTGCCTTGCTGCGGAACTCCTCAACAGTCACAACATTCACAACAACAGTACGATTCAGATCAACTCCACGACTTTCTAAGAGTGACTTATTGACAGCTGCCTCAGTATCAAAATACAGGCAATATCCATCAGGATTAGAGTCCAGAAAATTCTTAACCACTGCGAGGCTAAAAAAAGTTTTTCCAGTACTAGACTCCCCAGCAATGGCAGTAATCTTATTCCCAGATACACCACCAAATAAACTACCTGAAACGAGTCCGTTAAAAATGTAAGAACCTGTGTCAACAAAGGTTTCTGCTTCTTCAATGTCTGCTGCGAGTTTTGTGAAGTCATCTCCAATCTCTTTTACAATATCTTTTAAAAAGTCCATTATCCGAAAAATAGTTCAAGGTTTACAGTTTTTTCTACATTCCACCCAATCGCATCAAGTACAGATTTAAGTGGTTCTACAAAACTCTTTTCAAATTGTAATTCATAATCAATGTACTTGTCAAGACCGAGTTCTGTAGGAAAGTCTTGAATAAATGAGATCACATTCTCTTGAATAATATTTGGTTTCTTCAAATAAAGAAACTTAATCTTTTCACCATTATTAATCAAAGAGTACTTACTATCAAGTTTTTTTTGTTTAATGTAGTGATTATAAAGAAGTGCTCCACGAGCATGAATAGGAGTTCCCTTACCATAAATGTCTGAAGAGGAATGATACTTACGAATATCAGATACTGATCGTGGGAATGCAATTTCTTCTGGTGGAAGTTTTTTAAAGTCCTTACGACATTGATCAATAAAATCAATCACATCATCTTCAGTTGCATTCATCATCAACTTCAGACCATCCTTAATCATCTGTCGGCAAGGTGCCGGAGTTGAAGATTTGACTGCCTCAATACCCATCATCTTGAGTTTAGGTTCAGTATATTGAACTCCCTCACTATTCCATACGTTGAGAATATAACGTTTCTTCGCAGTCCAAATACCACGTTCCGCAATGTTCTCACGTTTCATAATCATTTTTTGTTCATATGCCTGAACGTAGTCCGCAAGTTCCGTATAAGATTGTTCGATGAATGGTTCCAGTTTGTCTTGGCAGATCTTATCAAGTAAGGAAACAACTGCTGTTTTATCACCAGACTTATGACTAAGAAATTTATCAACAAGAGGTCCCATATTAAGATAGATTGAGTCAGTGTCAGATGCGACAACATAATCGACTTCCTCAGTTTGTAAAATCTTATTTAGAAATCCGTTCATCTTGTTCTCAATCCAACGAATCGAAACCTGACCCGAGAGAGTAATTGCCTCAGCATTTGCAAGTTTATAATACCTAAAATACTGATTACCAATGGCACCATAAGCAGAGTTGAGTTGAATCTTTCGTGCCATCTGGATGTTATTACACCGTGCGATTTCTTTTTCCAGTGCCTTCGTTGGAGTTTTTTCATAATCTTGTTTTGCAGCAAGCATCTTCTTCTTGTAGATGGTGCGATCTTTATAGATCTTCTCCATCAATTCTGGTAGAAATCCACGAACATCCTTACGATACATTGCCCCATTAGCACATATCGCATTGTCCTTATACAACTCAAATGTTATCTTCTGATCAAGTATCTTATCAACGGTAGCCGATGGGTGCCGTTCCTCAAGTAGAGTCTCTGGGGAAATATTGTACTGCATAATGAGATGAGGATACAGACTGTTAAGGTCGAAACTAACAACCCAGTCATACTTTCCAGGAATCGGTTCCTTGACATATGCTCCTGCGTATTTGGAATCTTTATCAGAACGAACGTTAGGAGGAATTACAATATTTCTCTTTTTAAGGTAATTGTAAATAATTGTGTCCCACATTCGAACCTGAGAAGAAACATCGGCATAATTTGCTTTTGCATCATATGCCATCGTAATCGCAAGTTCAATCAGTTTCATCTTGTCTTCCAAACGGTCAACAAGTTCCACGTCAATGATGTTATATTCTACAAACTTCTGCCACCCATTTGTATAGAAATCTTTGAAAGTATCAAACTCAGAGTGATCTAACTTCTTCTGCCCAAGTTCTACACTCGCAATATAATCCAATCGATAGGATTCTTGCGCCTTATAAGTAAACTTCTTATAAAGATTTAGGTAATCAAGTTGCGTGACTCCACCAATATCATAAGTTATACGACGATTGTCATACTTATCTAAACTCTCCCGTAAGGTTACAAGACCCCAAGGAGAAAGTCGTTTCATCAACTTCTCACCCAGAACTCTATCAATACGACGAACAAGATACGGAATGTCATACCACTCACTATTCCACCCAGTCACAACTTCAGGAGTATTCTCCTCAATCATCCACCAATCAATAAAAGAATTCAACAACTCATATTCAGTTCTGAATCCTTTGTAGATTACATTTTCTTGTTTATTCTTAAAAGGACCTCGACCCCAAGTGCGAATTTGCTTAGTGGCATAATCTTGCACCGTAATCAACAATACTTCTTCTGCCGCAGATTCTACGTCAGGGAATCCATTTTCTGATGCAACCTCAATATCAATCGTTGAAATCTTGATCTTATTAGTATCAAATTTGATTTCTTCTTCGGGATATTTTTCAGAAATATACTGATAGATGTATCGATCATTTCCATATACCTTGAAGTTATCTACATCTTTATATCGTGCAATAAAATCACGACACTCCCTCACAGTTCCTGGTTGAACCGATTCTACATACTCACCCTCCAATGTCTTATACTTTGTTTTCTTATTGGAAGAAATAAACAGAGTAGGATAAAACTTCTCACGAGTTGCAAAGTGTTTACCATTCTCATAACCACGAACCAAAAAGTGGTCACCGACCATTTGAACGTTGGTGTAAAATCTCATTATGAATCCTTTGGTGACGAATGTTCGTTTCAAATTTCTCTGTGTATATTATAGCACTCTTTCCAGCAAATTCCTCAAATGCACTGATAAACATAGAAAAGTAATGCCAGTATTTTGGAGGAATATATTGTGGAGACATACACACAAAGATGTGATCAAAATTATAGTTATCAAACTTATAATCTTCTTTCTCTACATTTCTATAGTTGGGAACAACCTCTGCGTTAAATCTATTTCTTATTTTGTTTCCGCTGTTTTGATTCCCAATCCAGGTAAAAGAGTTTAATTTACCTCTCCCACCTAACCAGGCACCCCAGTTTCCTTCGTGAACTCTATCATATTTGAGCAACTCATAAAACTCTGTCTTATAAGCGTCCTCATCAGGCATTTCTGAGGTATAATCACCACCAAAAACATCATCGTGATGATCAATATTGATTAAATCAATATTTTCACAATCGGCAATACTGAATAGAATAGAATCGTGCTCATATCCAAATGAAACACTGTTACATTTACGAAGTGCTTTTAAAAATGTATTATAGCAAAACAATAAGTTGGATTGATTAATACAAAAATGACTTTCATTAAAATCAGTAGTATTAAAAAGTTGTTCCCATCTTATTTCTGGATTATCATTGAATTTTAGTCCATTATAAAGTTCAATAACTGGACTCATAATATAATCCAGATCAATACTAAGAACTCTCATTATTTGTAAGGCTGTTATATTTTTCTAGGAGATCTGAGTTTGGATCAACAATAGTTATAATCTTATCAGAACTAATCATAAACTCTTTTTGATTAGTGTCATCCATCATCCAAGGACAAAGGTTATGTCCTTCCCAAATTTCGTGAGGGTTAATAAGTTTGCAGTCTGGTTGACCAATGTCAGCACCAACTTCCACAATCTCACTAATCAGTCTTTCACTGTTCGTCAGTAGAATCAGTTTGAGCGCTCTTTCCATTTACTTTTTCCTCATACATTTGTGTTAGCATATCGACAGGTTCAACAATCGTAACCAACCAATCTGGTCGAATAGGGACC